GGAGGGGCGCCGTGGTTTCCCGCCGACGCCCCTCCCTGTTCACTAACTCGTTACAAGCTCACTCCGTGCCTGCGGACTCGGCCACCTTGCCCTTGCGGAGACGGCGCTGCGGTGCATCGGAAACAGTCGGTTCGGTTTCCGCGGCCACCTCCTCGATGTACTCGAGGTGGTGGTTGCGCGGTCCCTTGTACTCGAACACGTCTCCGGGCTGGCGCAGCCCGTTGTCCACGAAGCAGAGAGTCTTGGCCTTGACCTTTGGCATGGATAGCTCCTATCAGGCGACCGTGAAGCCAGAAGCGTAGAACTTCTTGCCGTCCTGGTAGTTCAGGACGATGTCGGCGGAGATGACGCCAGAGCCGCTGCCGGCAGAGGTCACCACGTTCGCGCCGAGGTAACGCTTCTGCGCGGTGGTCAGCAGCTGCGCGCCGATGGGGATCACCACCTGAGTGCCGGCCGCAATTGCGGTTGACGGGCTGTACTCGCCGATGATCACCACGTTGGTGTCAAGGCCAGCGTCATCCGCCAGAACGACCTGATAGATCGGGTCGGTGCTAGCGGCGAGAGCCGTGGTCACCGTGAACACAACGTAGAGCGTCGTGCCTTCCGAGAGTTCCACGTTCTGGTTTCCCTGTGCGACGGTGTACAGCGAACCGCTTGCGGTTGCGGTGTACGCGGTGTTGTTGCGGAGATCCACGACATCGGGGAAGTCGTAGGTTCCGGTTGCGGTCAGCGTGACGCTGCCGAGGCGAAGGTTGTTATCAAGAATCATTGTGTGTCCTTTCTGCTTTACCTATTAGGTAAGGCGGGCTTCTGCGTTGATGAGGGCATCGACACGGCGGCACGGAACGCCGAGGAACGACAGCCACGAGTAGGGAGTACCGAACTGCGACAGACCTTGGTTCACGGCCAGAACGTTCTGGCTGCGATCCATTGCCTTCACGGCAAGTCCGCTGTGAACAGTGCGGTTCATGTAGAACGCAGCGCGGCCCATCGACATGTTCGGGATGCGGTACATGGCGCGTGCCATGAGCTTGATGAGATCGGTAGCAGCGGTACTAAGCTGCGTTCCGGTCGCACCAACGAGATCGCTCACGTCGATGTTGGCGATGCGGACAACGTAGCGCCAGTCCTTCACGACCAGGCCGTTCTTCCACTGGTAACGGGTGGCGTAAGCCTGGAGACGGTTGTTGCCGTCATACACGGTCTGCTCGCCGAGATCCTCGTGCATGAGACCAGCGGTCGAACCCTTCGGGAACGGGCAGTAGACGGTGTTGTCGCCCCAGACAACGAGGTACACCGAAGTGTTGTCGGTGCTGGTGCCGCCGCCTTCGATGATGTTCTGGCCGACGCCCGACGAGCCAGGGGTCGCCGAGTAACGAGCCGCAAGGCCGAGGAACGACTTCGGCTCGATGGCGGGGTTGCCATAGAACATCGTGACCGCCTGCGTCTGGTTCATGGCCTCAAGGAAAGCCACGTCTTCGGACAGGCGGAACTGAGCGGTATTGCCGTTCAGCATGGCGAGATCCTTATCGACCTCGCTGCGAGCCTCAAGGATGCCGCAGGCTTCATCGACCTGGGCAGTCTGCGACTTGCTGTTCGGGATGCCCTGGTTGAGGGCGCGCCAGTACACGGCCGGGAGGCCGGTGCGGATGACGACGCGCTCGCCGGTGGGCAGGTTGCCCTCCTTGAACACGCAGTCCTCGAGGATCTCGTTCGACTGCGAGAGGAGTTCCGCGACGACCGGAACGCGGCCCTCGGGATCGGTGCGCTTCGCCCAGTCGGCGAGCGTCAGGTTAGTGCTGGAAAGAACTGCCATTGTGGTTTACCTTTCGTAGGTTTAGGTGCTGGAGGAGTACATGGCGTCGGCGAGGTCATTGAACGAGCGGGGTCCGGCCGACTTGGCCTCGCCCTTGGTGCCCGTGACCATGCTGTCCTCGCTGATCGCCTTCCCGGCGCGGAACATGAACCGGATCACTTCCGGGTGGTTCCCGAGGCCGGACTCGTTGAGCAGGCTGCGGAGTTCGGTGGTGCCGAACGCATCGAGCGCCTTCTTCGCCACGGACAGGTTCTCCGACAGACGCTCGCCGCCAAACTCCTTATCGGCCTTGCTGCTGTCGGACCATCCGTTGCGAACTGCCTCGATCTGCGCCGCTTGACGTTCAGCCAGCTTGGGGCCGACTGCGTCAAGGACGCGCTGCGCGGCTTCCTGCGACAGGTTCAGTTCCTTCGCCACCTTCGAGTACTCGGCAATGACCTCGGAATCGAACGGTCGACCCTCCGGTGCCTTGAACTCGTAGGTTTCCGGCGCGGTCGGCTTAGCGTCGGCGGGTGCCTCGGCAGCCTTGGCGTCGTTGGCTTCAGGAACCTTGCCGGCAGCGGCCGCATTCGCGGCTTGCTGGTCCTGGGTCGTGGTCGCCTTCTGCTCGCCACCGTATAGCTTCTCGGCCGTCGCCGAAATGCTTGCGGTAGCACTAGATGCGGGAGCGGCTGTAGTGTTGGTTTCAGCCGTTTCCATCATCGTTGGTTCGTTCATCGTGTGCCTGTTCCTTCATCATTGCCGGATACTGATCCGGGCAGAGCGCGTGGACCATGCCGAGCATCCGTAGCCCGTAGTTCCTGCCACCCTCCGCGAATGCCATTGACATCGCGTTGGTATTGAAGGAACTGCGGAACACGCCCGCCTGGTCCAGCAGCCGCCACACAATGCGTCGGCCGCGCTTGCTAGACATGAGCCACTTCACGTCGGCCTCCTCGTTCTGTCGGTCAAGGCGATCACGAAGCTCTTTGTTGGCTCGGTCACGCTCTTGGCCCCGCAAGTCAAGGGGGTCGTAGTTGCTCACGGCAGGACTGTATCCCTGTGGCTAATGCTTACGGGTACTATCACGTGCTGGTGATCTTGAGATTCCACGCCTCAAGCGTGATGAACTCGTTGGCGGTCGCAATCTGCCCAGTGATGGCGAACGTCTGCGCGATGCCAAATCCGCCAGTTGGGGTCATGGTGACGTTCGCGCTCGTTGACGTACCATGTCCGGGGGCCGCAAGAGCGTTTGAGACCAGGGTCGTGGCACTGTTCGCCCACGCCTGCTTATCGACGGACAGGCTCACGTTCGATGCGGCAACCGTCTGCGAATACCATCCGGCATCGCCGATGTTGACCTTGAGGATCTTGTTGTTGGCGCTTCCCGTCATCGCAAACAGCGCGTCGATCTCGAGTTCCATGCCGAGCTTGATCGCGTTCGCCGGGATGGTCGCCGACGCAAGGGTGATATCAGTGCCAACAACCGCCACGGTCGGGGTTCCGAGGCCGGCAGCGTGCGGGTAGTTGATGGTGATCTTCGTAGTAACCGCGCTGACATCGGTGACCGTGTACAGCCCGTTGACGCCAGTACCGCCAGCCCAAGTGACGCGGACAAGTTTGTTCTGCGCGACAGCATTCGTCAGGCTATGGATGCCGGCACTCGTCAGACGCACGCTGCCGCTGCTGTCCTCGTAACTCAACGTGGTGAACGTCGCCGCAGGAGCCACGATTGACACGGCGGTAGTTGCGCCGACGTAGGTCGGCTGGTTTAGCATGGTCGGGAAGTAGTTCTCGCCTCCGTCCGCGTCCTTAATGCCGACGATGTCGTTAGTCGTATTGTCGTAGAGAAAGTTCGTACCCTGCTTGAGATATGGCATGTGGTTCCTTTGTTTAGACTTCGACGCCCGAGGGCGACCCGTACCCCGAGAACATGTTCATGACGTCGGTGAGTGCGTTCTGGTTGCCAGTCGGTGCCTGCGCCATGTTCTTGACGCTCTGCGAGGTCTGCTGCATTGCGGCAGCCTGTTCCTTCGCAGCCATCGCCTGATTGCGAGCATCGCGCAGAATCGCCACCTGCTTGTCGGCCACGATAAGCGACGGGTCCACGCCGAGCATGTCGGAGTACACGTCGGCCCACTGGTCCTGGTCGAACTTGTCCAGGATGTCCGGCTTCATGCGGGCGATGGCACCGAGGTTGCCGACGAAACGGTCCACGGCGTTGGTGCCGATGGCACGCTGCGCCTGCGCCAGCATGGACACGAACTCGACGTTCAGGTCCATTCCCTGCAATTCCTGCGGTGCGGGCGGCAGTGCGCCGGCAGCAACCATGCGCGTGAACGTGATATCCACAAGCGGGGACAGCAGCTCGTTGTGCAGGCGCTCGAGGACAGGCCCGAGCATGAG